GCATACAACTATCGTAGTAATGGTAAACCAGACTGGCATCAAATGTCAGGTACTAATAGTAAAATGAGCGAACTAGACTGCGCACATTTATTAGTACGTGCTAATCACTTAGAAGGTTGGCAGTGGAGACGAAAGCAGATTAGATACTATTACTTAGAACAATTTAAAGATTTACCATTGCGTTGTTTAAGTAGAGATTTTACTGTACATGCTGATCAGAAGTTTGTAGTCTATACAGAAAATCGTGATGACCTACACGAACACTTAAAAAAGCATAATATAGAATCTAAGGTTCATTATCCATATGCACTTAGCGAACTACCTATTGCCCGTAAACTAAAGAGGCCGGATATCGTAAGCACTAGTGTAATGTTGACTAAAGGTGTATTAAGTCTCCCCATATACCCCGAATTGTCAGACGGAGAAGTAGAATATATTTCCACTGTGGTCCGACAATTCTACGATAAATAAGGGTATGTGGATCTTTACAATTGCACCCGATTGGGTTATACATCTTATCTTTTCAGTTGGATTACTGGGCGTAATCGCTAGTTTTGTACTTGGGTTCATCCCTTTTATTAATAGATACTTGTTACCTATTAAGATTATCAGCCTTATCATCTTTGCTTTTGGCCTATACTTAGAGGGCGGATTAGCAGATAATAAAGAGTGGGAACTAAGAGTCAAAGAGATGGAGGCTAAAGTAGCACAGGCCGAAGCAGAAGCCGCTAAAAAGAATACAGAATTGCAGGCTGCATTGACCGGTAAATCTACAGTTATTAAAGAAAAGGGCGATACTATTATCAAGTATGTTGATAGATATCGTGACCGTGAAGTACTTAAAACTATAGAAGGCCCAGAACGTGTTAGGGTGGAAGAAGTCATAAAATATGTTGAATCTTGCCCTGTCCCCAAAGAGTTAATAGATATACATAATCAGGCAGCAGGAATGAAAGGGGATAAGAAATGAAATTTATCCCGTTAATATTTGCACTACTATTATCAGGATGTAGTTTGTTTACTAAGACTGTTCCAGTAACACAAAAGTTCCCTGATCCGGTACCTGAATTAATGAAAAAATGTGAAGAACTTAAAAAAGTAGAAGGTGATCAGGTTCTTATTACAGAGATGTTAAGAACAGTGGTTCAGAACTATACATTATACTATCAGTGTTCAACTAAAGTTGAGGGTTGGCAAGAATGGTATAATGAGCAGAAAAAAATATATGATTCCGTAAAGTGAGGATAACAAATGAAACACATAATAGTAGCAGTTTTTGCGCTAACTTTAGCAGGTTGTGCTACGAATAAAGAACAATTGTACTATGATGCTAGCAAAGCAATTAGTAAAGATAATACCGTTACACAATCAGCATGTTGGGGTGCTATAGGCGAAATCGCTAAAAATGCAAGCGACAGCGTTAGAATCAATGCTATTGCACTTGCAGAAAAATGCAAATCAGATACCGTTAAAGTAGAACCTCCTAAAAAGAACTGGTTTGGTTTCTAAGAGTTATACTGATAAATACAGTATAATTACGGGATTTAGATATGGCTACACAACAAATAATTAACATAGGTACACTGCCAAACGACGGTGAAGGTGATCCGTTACGTGTTGCCTTTGGAAAGATTAATAATAATTTTAGTAATCTTTTTGCTACATTTGTTAACACTAGCAATACATATAGCACAGGAAATACTCCAGGGCAAGTTATATTCGAAACTCCTGTCAGTAGTTTTACTAATGGTGTTTTTATCGTTAGGTCTAATGATCCTGGCACGGATGACGCACAAAACGTCACATTATCAGCACAGATAAACGCAGCCGGCACAGATGTAAAGTTTACAGGTTATGCAACAACGTTTACAGGAAACGCAATTTGCAATTATGACATGGACGTTTTTGGTTCAAATGTGCGTGTACTAGTTAATCCCTTTACAACAGCATCACTATTTCATTTCATCTCTTCTCAAATTATGTATGTAGGAGATCCAATACCGGGCTTAGATATTCAACTTGATGGTTATCCTGTTGGTCAAGTTATGTCAACTGAGAACGATTATAACATCACTACTGAAGATTAATAATGAGAGCAAGAGAGTTTATTACCGAGCAAAAATTAAGCGATGCCCATGATGGATTAGATGTGGCAAACAAAGCCCTACCTAATACATTCGTTATACCAGAATTAAAGAATCAGGACTTCTATGACCTTTATCGTTTTGGTGTAGCCATTGCAGATGTAAAAGGTAATATGGGTGATGATAATGTTAATAATTATAAGCCTAATTTTCGTGCTGAAAGCAGTTGGGGTGAGAATCAAATAGTAAGCAGTTTTGATCCTAATGTAGGTAAAGTTATTGATCAGGCTTTGGCCAAAGTAGGTAAGCATGGTAAAAAATCAGTAAGTACCCCTACCAGTGATGAGATGGATGACACTATGAAGCAATCCCCTATCAAGCCCTTTAAAGGATATAAGAAATGAGGGCTAAAGAATTTATCATAGAAAGAACGGTTGCGCATCCAACAAAACGTCAACGTTTTGCTACACGTGGGTTACATAAGTTCCGCGACCCAGGTGGATATGATAGAACATATGAACTAAACCGTATTATGATGGCCACAGCCTGTGCTGACGGTACGACTCCATTGCAGTTAGATGCAGAAACTTGGAGTGGTAGATATAATACTGCTCACCCATACACAGATGTAGAGCAGAAAATGCTCAAACAAGCATTTAAAGCAGTGGGTAGCGACACAACAGATTTAAATCGAGGTGATTTGAATAGCGAAGAATTACCCGGAACTAATATTCAAAGCCCGGTCAAGCCTTTTAAAGGGTACAAGAAAAAATAAATTTGCCGGTATTTGAGAATAAGTATTGACATAACAATACAGGATTCTCATGCAAAATTTAATTGATATTAACACAACCCTCGATCTAGTAAAACTTAAGTTTTATAATGAGTGGCTCTATACAGCACATATCTATGATGAGGGCGATAGCCCATTTCATAAACAGTTAACAGCACAAGTTGTTACTGATTACATCGATACTTTAAACTTACCAAAAGATGCTAAGATTTTAGATTTAGGTTGTGGCCCGGGCTATTTCTTAGACGAGATGAAATCACGTGGATACACCGACGTTACAGGTGTAACTCTAAGCCCAGGCGATGTTAAATTGTGCGAAGATAAAGGTCATAAGATTAAGCGTTATGACTTATCATTTATTCCACAAAAAGATGGATACTATGATGAAAGCGTAGATTTCGTATTCTTGCGTCATGCTTTAGAGCATAGCCCATATCCTATCTTTAGTTTGATGGAATACAATCGCATAATGAAGCAGGGTGGTAAGATTTATATCGAAGTGCCGGCGCCCGATTGTGATAGAATGCATGAGTTTAATTTAAATCACTATAGTATATTAGGACAGAATCAGCTGGCAGCATTGTTAACACGTACCGGATTCAATATCGATAAGTTCAATAACCTAGAATTTGATTTGAATGTACCTGACAAAGATGGAAACGTCAAAGTAGTAAGAGAAAAATACTATTGCATACTTGCTACTAAGCAGAGACCATTGGATATAAAATAATATTGAATGATAAATTTTGACGATATAAAAAATATTTTTGTAATTTACCCCCCGTCTTGCGGGGGTAACCATATTGCTAATTTAATTAGTTTGCATCCTGCTTTTAATCCTAAGTATGTTTGGGACGACTATGAAGAAACGATGCTTTTAAAGTATATAGACATTTATGCAACCAAACACATGCATTCTCCAAAATCATTAAATGTGCATTTTGATTCCTTTCAGAAACATATCAATGATTATACAGATAATGATGAATGGTTATTAGAAGTTCTTAATAATGGAAAAAAGAATGTCTTTACTGGGCATTACACAAACTTTCACAATTTATTTGTTAACAGCCTTTTATACAAATTTAAAAATTATGTAGGTATAGTGCTTACAGAACCTTCTGAAAATTCTATTCCTTATTTGAGAAACAAATTGACTGAATTTAATGAGAGTAACGAGTATAAAAATTATCAATTACCTATGAAATTTCCAACTACTGCCACTGTGTCCGGACATGATTTTATAACAGAAGGTAATGGATTGATACTCGACACTGAAGAATTCTTCACCCCTCAAGGATTTAGTATACTAAATGCTAAGTTATTAGAAAAGTTTGGATTTAGCCTAGATTCTAAACATCAAAAACTTCACGAATATTGGTACAAGATAGCAACGGTTCATGCATAAATACTCTAACTAAGAGAGTATATTATGGCCACACCGAATCCCAGCAACGTTGCACCCTGGTACCTACGCAACATCAATCAAGCGTTAGAACTAGATGAAGCCTCAGGTAATGTCTTTGTCCGCACTAATGCAGCCGTTATCGGTAATGTTACTGTAGGCAATGTTGCTATTGGGGCACTGGGTAATGTAGACATATCAGGAAATACTTTACCTGTCACCGTAACCGGTGGCAACATTGTAGTTTCTGGGAATGTAAATGCTAATGTCTCTGGGAATGTCACAGCCACACTAAATGGCAATCTAGCAGGCATCACAGGTAACGTCACAGTAGTTGACGGTGGCGGAAGCCTAACAGTTGACGGCAATGTTGGTATCACAGGCAATGTCAATATAGGCACTATGCCTAATGTCAACGCTAGTGTATCAGGTAATGTTGGTGTCACGGGTAATGTCAATATAGGCACTATGCCAAATGTCAATGCTAGTGTATCGGGTAATGTTGGCGTAACTAGTTTAGGTAATGTAGTCCTGACAGGTAATACTCTTCCAATAAGTGGCAATGTTGGTATCACGGGTACTGCTAATGTCATATTAGCAGACGATGCCAGTGTAGTCATATCAGGATTTGCAGGGGCAGCATCAGATGCATTTGGACGACTAAGAGTAAGTAACCCTTATACACTATTTGAAACACAAGCACGATATTTTGACCACGGCCAATTCGCAAGTAATACATCAGGTACAGCCAATGTGGTATACGTACAAAATCAAAGCAGTTTTCAACTCAATGTAGGTAGTGCTTCAGGTGACAGCGTGTTGCGTGAGACATTGAAACCATTCCCTTATCAGCCGGGCAAGAGCCAACTCACACTAAACACATTCTGTATGAACACACCAAAGACGAACTTGCGTCAGCGTGTAGGCTTATTTGACGCCAATGACGGCGTATTCTTTGAGAATGATGGAACTTATAATTATTTTGTAATTCGTTCGGGGTCAACTGGTGTAGAAGAACGAGTAAGACAAGATGCTTGGAATGTTGACCAACTCAATGGCACTGGTCCTGTAACTAATCCATCCGGCATCACGTTATATCCAGACCGTACCCAGATTCTATTTGCTGATGTTGAGTGGTTGGGCGTAGGTAGTGTGCGTGTGGGTTTTGTAATTAACGGTGCTATTATCACTTGCCATCAGTTCAATCACGCTAACCAAACAGGCAACACAAAAGTTTATATGACTACAGCCACATTGCCTATCAGATATGAAATCACTAATACTGGAGCAACTACTGGTAATAGCATGATGACACAGATTTGTAGCACAGTTATCAGCGAAGGTGGTTTTCAGTTGTCAGGTTCAGGTAATCCCCGAGCGGCTTCACACTTAATTGGTACTCCAGTAAGATTGCCCAACGACCAAAGTTTCAAACCAGTTATCTCTATAAGATTGAAAAGCACTAATCTAAATGCCGTTGTTGTACCCATCAACTATTCACTTATTCCTGTAGCGGGAAGCATGTTCCAATATCGTATATACAAAAAAGCGATTACAAGTGGCGGTACTTGGACTAGTTCAGCCGCTGACAGTTCAGTAGAATATAACTTAGCACCTACAGCGTTAGTGAGCGGTGATATTGCTGAACAGACATTCTTGAATAGTACCAATCAAAGTACCGGTGCACCTACACAAGAACCGTTTACTTTTGAATATCAACTTGAAAGAGATCCATTTACTGGTGTTGCCTACGAATATTTAATCATGATGGCAACGACTGGTACCAACCAAGATGTTTATGCTAGTGTTGAGTGGCAAGAAATTACTTAATGAATGAAGAATTTATTAATAGTATATCCCGGCGGGTGTGGTGGTAACCATCTTACTAATTTAATAAGCACCCATGAAAAGTTTAGAAAAGTTTTTGATAGTCAAAATTATCTGTCAGAGTTATTATTACACTACGAGCAACTATCTAAAACTAAATTGAGCATTGAGTTGAATGATCCTCGAGGTTATGCAACTAAGTTTGAAGTGAAAGGGATCAACTGCCATTTCTCAGAAAATTATATGCTTACAAAAAATGCTTTAGACAACTTACAAGATGATTGTATCAACATACTAGCACATCACGAAACTGCATATTATGAATTAGAAATGGATGATCATTTGATAAGAAAAATACCAGATCCATTTTGGATCATAATGAGTTTTCCAAATCATAATACAATACCATATCAAAGAATAGAATTATGTGAATTTACTCCTAGGGCTGAAAGATACACTTTTCCTTTTTATTGTATTCATTCTGATCAACCAAGCGACTATCCAAAAGCCGATCATACTAACGGCGCATATCTAAACACAGAAGATTTTTTCACAGAGAATGGATATCAACTAGTAGAAGATATCTTAAAGATTAATTTACCAACCGAAGCCAAACAGATGCATTATCTATGGTACAATAAAATGTGTAAAATATTAAGTCTGTTCGACATGTTACCTAAATAAATACATATATTATGAGTGGAACCGGTTCATTAATCAAAGATCCATATGTAAAGACAGTCTTTAAGACACAACAAGAATTAGACGATTTCATAAAGTGTTGTGACCCGCAGACTGGATACCTACATTTTATGGATAACTTCTTTTATATACAACATCCAACACGTGGATCGATGTTGTATCATCCATGGGATTATCAGAAACGATTAATCCATACATATCATAATTATCGTTTTAGTATTAGTTTGATGCCACGACAGAGTGGTAAGTCAACAAGTGCGGCAGGCTATCTATTATGGTATGCGATGTTTGTACCAGATAGTACAATTCTTATTGCGGCACACAAATATACTGGTGCGCAGGAAATCATGCAACGTATTCGTTATGCATATGAGAACTGCCCCATGCACATTAAGGCAGGCGTGACAACTTATAACAAGGGGTCACTTGATTTTGAGAACGGATCAAGAATTGTTTCAGCAACCACGACGGAAAATACGGGTCGTGGTATGTCTATCTCATTGCTATACTTAGACGAGTTTGCATTCGTTAGACCTTCCATTGCTGAATTGTTTTGGACCTCAATCACGCCTACCTTATCTACTGGTGGTAAAGCAATTATAACAAGTACTCCAAACAGTGACGAGGATCAGTTTGCATTAATTTGGAAACAAGCAAATAAAACCGAAGATGCATATGGAAATCAAACAGAGTTGGGTGTGAATGGGTTCAGAGCCTATAGAGCGCATTATACAGAACAGCCCGGGCGTGATGAAAAATGGGCAGAAGAAATGAAAGCCCAATTAGGTGAAGATAGATTCCGTCGAGAGATTGGTTGTGAATTCATTATTGCTGATGAGACACTGATAGCACCTACAACATTAATTGACTTAGAAGGAATAGAACCTGTGAGTCGTATGGGTCAGGTGCGTTGGTATAAAAAGCCAACTAAGGGTAATATCTATGCAGTAGGGTTAGATCCTAGTTTAGGTACAGGTAGTGATCCTTCAGCAATACAAATATATGAAGCAAATACAACAACACAGGTTGGTGAATGGAAGCATAATAAAACGGATATTCCAAATCAGATAAAACTGCTCGCACAGATAAACAAACATATTGTAGAATGTACGGGTGAACCTAACAATCTATATTACAGTATTGAAAATAACAGCATAGGTGAAGCGGCGTTAGTGTCATTAGCAGAATATGGTGAGAGTAACATTCCTGGAATATTCCTAAGTGAACCAGGTAAAAAGCGCAAGGGATTTAATACTACGCACAAGGTTAAATTAACAGCATGTGCTAAGTTTAAAACTCTGTTAGAAAGCAAGAAAATGACTTTACACAGCCGTAGTTTGATCGGGGAATTAAAGACATTTGTAGCGTTAGAGGGTAGTTACAAAGCAAAAGTTGGGGAAACAGATGATTTAGTTATGGCCTCATTACTAGTAGTAAGAATGCTACAACAATTAAGCGATTTCCACTATGATTTAGAAACGCAAATACGTGACCATGATGAAATCATAGCCCCGTTGCCCTTCTATGCTGTGCTAGGTTAACCGTTTAGGACTAAATATCATTATGGCTATTGATCAAGAATCATTTAATAAGAAACTTTATGACCTGCTAAAAACTAGGGGTTATCGACCTGTTCCTAAAGACAGCAAAAACGAGAGAACTGAGAGTCCTCAGGATGCAGACGTTTTCAATTTTACCTTTGTTAAAGCCGGCGAAGAGTTGGGTGATGCTTGGGTCACTATAGATGACGCACAAGACGTTATATTATATTACGATGACGATGTTATGGATACAGGCGGTCGTAGTGCAGGCTCAGAATATGACGATAGTTGGTCAGCATTCATACAACATTTAAAGCGTTGGGCTATGAGCAAACAACTTGGTTTTGAACTAAGAGACAAGAATAAATTAGGTGACGATATGGCACAAAGAGAATATACTAAAAAGAAAGAGAATATATCCGAAGGATATTATCCAATGGGTAAGCAGTCAAGTTATAGCGATGCAGTTCCAACTGTTAAAATTATACTTCAGCATACCCGTCAGATTCAAGAAGGCGAACAGCGTTATCGTAATATCGCTAGAATATTTTTGGAGAATCAAGTTGGCGAAAGAATTCTTGCCCCTACTACCCGTCCGGGAGTTGCCCAAGTTTATGCCAGACATTTGGCCGAAGGCGGAGTTCCAAATGATGAACGTTGGAACCATATCAAGGGTCTTTGTGAAGAGTATCAAAAAATGGCAGGGTTCGTTCGTGCCACTAGAGGTAATCAATTTAACGAATCAGCACAAAGATTAGTCAATGAAGGTATCAATCATTATCACAATCTACGTGAGACATTAGGTAAGATGCGTGGTCATCGTGGATATCATAAGTATTTTGAAAGTTACACACCTGCATTAATGGAAACAGAAGGTGATGAAACTAATTTAACAGAATTGTTCGTACAGGAAACATTGGATCCACGTATCGAAAGTGTAATGCCAATTCTTTCACGTTTACAAAAGAATGTAACTGAGATGCGTGAAGTAAATGAATTGGCTGAATGGGCAAGTAGTTTACTTGAAGGCGGTGATGGTCCCGAAGCAAGTGAAGAAGAGGATGTTGAAACAGCAGGTGATGCAGGTGAAGGTGGTGGAGAAGATGCACCCGAAGATGATTTAATGGAAGCACCTGGGGCAGAGACATTAGCACATAATCAAAATACTGAAAAAGGTAATTTGAAAGCATTTGATTTAGAAGAAGATAGCGAAGATACAAAATTAAGTAGAAAACTTAAAGCCAATATTGATCACATCAATTCAAAGTTAAAAGATCCAAATGTATCTGACGCTGATAAAAAAGATTTGAAATTTAAATTAAAGATTTATTCAGATAGATTAGGCAAGAAGAAAGACTCTTCAGATCCCGAAACTAGTTATAGTGATGATACTAAGCAAGGTCAGATTGCTAAACAAGCACAGGATAGAGTTCGTAAGGTTGAAAAGAAAACAGCCGGTGATCTAGTACATGATGCCACTGGTTTGGAAGAAGATAATGAACCATATGAAGATATGAGTGATATAGAGTTAATAAGACTCTGTAATCAAATGGGTTTAGGAAAATCATGTGTAAGAGATGGTGAAGGTCAACTTGCCAACCGTGATGAAGTTGTGAGTTTGTTAAAATCACAAGATGATGATTTAGCAGAAAGCGGATTACAAGCATATCTTGGTAATAAGAAGTATGGTAAAGATGGTATGGATGCATTACGCAAAGCAGGGCGTGACGGCGCTAGCAAAGAAAAGATGGCTAACATCCGTGCTAAGTACGATAAATTAGATGAAGAAAGTTTCGGAGAAGATAATCCAGTTGCACAAGCAATCACTCGCCGCATAATGTTACAGCGTACCGATCTGTTATCAAAACATGGTCCCGAAAAAGTTGGACAAGCAATTGATAATGTTGCTGACTTTGTAGGTGACGTTGAAGAAATTGGTTCTAGTGACGTTAGTGGTTGGGTAAGACAAGTGGAACAAGAATTATCCGGTGTCTCTGAAAATTTAGATGCTAACCAAAAACGTGTAGGTCAATTAGGCCCAACTGAAAAAGTTAAAAACAATAACATTGGTAAGTTGGTAGGTGCTAGCGAATCAACCGAATCAAAAGAAGAGGCAATAACTGAAATGGATAGTGAAGGTTACAAAGGTCATCGTGAAGATGGTGACCCATATGCTAAGGGCGCCAAGGCAAAACCATCTAAAGCCAAAGACACTGCTAAAGATGCTGAAAAGGCACTAAACAAATCAATGGATAAGGCACACAAGAAAGATGTGAAAGAGGGACAAGAAGACCTCGAAGCCATTCTAAGATTGTTGGGTAAATAAACTCAATAAAAACCGCAGATTTTTCTGCGGTTTCCCACATCTGGGATAAATACTATTGACATAGGCACCGTGTAGTAATACAATAATGCTTATGTTAGTTGATTCATAGGGAATCAGCGAATTATTTTAAGGCTCAACAAAGACCAACTTAAGGAGAAAATTATGGCCTCACTCGCAGAAATTCGTGCCCGTATCGCGGCACAAGAAAACAAGTCAAACAACAAGGGTTCTGGAACCCAATCTGATAACGCAATCTACCCCCACTGGAACATGAGCGAAGGTACAACTGCTACCGTTCGTTTCTTGCCAGATGCAGATTCAAAGAATACATTCTTTTGGGTAGAGCGTCAAATCATCAAGTTGCCTTTCAATGGCGTCAAGGGTGATCCCAACATGAAGCAGGTAGTTGTTCAAGTACCTTGCGTAGAAATGTATGGTGATAGTTGCCCGGTTCTTGCTGAGGTTCGTCCTTGGTATAAGGATGAGACACTCAAAGAATTGGCAAACAAGTATTGGAAGAAGCGTAGTTATATCTTTCAAGGCTTTGTACGTCAGAACCCATTAGGTGATGATAAGACTCCCGCGAATCCAATTCGTAGATTCATTATCAGCCCACAAATCTTTACTATCATCAAGTCCTCATTGATGGATCCTGAGATGGAAGAACTGCCAACTGACTTAATGCGTGGTCTTGATTTCAACATCAAAAAGACTAGCAAAGGTGGTTATGCTGATTATAGCACTTCAACATGGGCACGTAAGGAGACAGCACTTACCGAAGCAGAACAGGCTGCTATCGAAAGTCATGGTCTCTTCAATCTTGCTGAGTTTCTTCCTAAGAAACCTA